ATTATGGAGTCATAGACTTCTTTCGTAAATGTTACAATAACTACCTCTTGCTTATAAGGTGCAGGTATGACATCGGGCGAAAGGTCTTCTTTCTGTTCGAAAGCATAACTACTATAAATACTACTGGTAATTCCATTAAGTCTATTTTCTCCGGTAAACCCGTTAGCCTCTAGCACCTTCGCGAAGTATTTCTTAACTTTCTCAAAAGCATTCTTTCTCCGGGTAGTTCGTTTTTTTAAATCTTTCAGATACTGTTCATCTGCTTTTATAGCAAAATCTTCTCTATCAACAAAATACGCTATAGCATCTACTTTGTTGGGTACCAAATCTTTAGCAAACACTTGTAAAGCGCTTTCCACTTTATTTTGATCTTCATTTTCTTCATTCTCCATAAATGATATAGATAATAAATCTGCTAAACTTTTCTGTGTTGCCAAAGATTTCTCTTTTACTTCCTGTTCTTTACTCATAAATTTTCCTTATTTTATAAACTATCCAGATTACGCATATGCTGTTCACCCATACCATTAACCATAGGACTGGCAGGTTTAAATAATCCTGTAGGTGGATCAACCTCCATAACTTTATAGTTACTATTAGCAAATCTCATCTTATGCCATAACTGAATAAATACCTTTTTAAACATTTCATCATTTTCATTATTCTTATGATACTTACAGGGATAATAACACATACAGACATTACTGCTTAAACGTACTATATCCTGCGACCATTCTATATCCTCTATTTTTGGTCTTGGGTCTTTCCTATACTTATTTGCTTTAGCATCTGCCTGATGGATTATTATTCCTATGCTTTTAGTTCGTTGAGCAAGTATTTTCAGTGAGTGCATAGTTTCCATAAAATACATATTGTGTTTATCACTACTTCTTTTATTTACCATGCTCTCATTTAAAATCAGTTGTCCCATATAATCCACCGCCCATACATCAGGACGTTCCTTTAAGACTATACGCGTGATATCCGCAACCGTATTTATACCATCATCACTGGAAGTATAATAGGTAAATCTGTCCTTTAGTGGATCGGCGTCGGTTATTCTTGTTATATCTTCTATTGATATTTCACCCTTGATAAGTTTGGTTCGATTGGTACCAAGTTGACCCAATATACTTATAGCTGTTTCTTGTCCATCCATCTCTATTTCAAAGAACACACCCTTCATATCAAAATTAACCCTGAGCATATTTCTCATAATATTAAGAGCGGCAGTAGACTTTAGATTACCTGTAACACCACCCATAGATACAAGACCACCACGTACCAAACCACCCGTAGCGGAATCAAATTCGGGAAGTCCTGTGGCTATACCCAAGACAGGTGAACCGGAAAACACTTTCAATATTTTTTCATTGGTACTATACATAGACGTACTTTTCTTACCGTACAAACTTCCTATACTTCTATCAACAAAATTTATAATCTCAAAAGATGGTTCGTGTTTATCTATCTGGTCTTTGGCATCATCACACATTGTAGATATTTTCCGTTTAACAAAATATTCCTCTAACGTATTTATCCAATCGCACAAGTCATCATTATTGTCAACAAGTGCACCATAACCAAAAGATTCTATTTCTTTTAAATATTTAACAAGATCGGTTCTTTTGATATTTGCAAGATGTTCAAGGAATAGTTCATAACTTACTACTCCCTTTTTGACATATTCATTATAAATATCTTTTAAAAGGGTATCGGTAAAGATATCCTCAAAAAGACGCATTAAACCCTCTTTATCTTTATTCTTGATAACATACAAAAGAACCGCAGTTTCACCAAGTCCACTTTTTATGTCTTCGGCATTCGTCATTAGAATGGCAGATCGTCTGTTACAGAATCAGTACTTTTGTTACCGGATATAGATTCTACTGCTTTGTCAAATATATCCTTTTCGCCAGGATCGTTTTCTTTGTTGACTGCTTCATAAATAGCTTTTGCGACTATCTGCGAATTTTCCGGGATAACCAGATCATAACAGTTCTTGACTATATATTTAGGAGAATATTTTGCTCCCGGAACCACGTTAGGATTCTTTACCATAGTTTTCAGATAAGTATAAAACTTTTCTGCATTATTCTTGTCCTGTTGTTTCAGAATAAGAGCAGTAGTAACATCACCTATCGATAATCTGTGGATAGTATCCTGGTTGATAGTCCAGCCATTACCCGACTCTATGATAGTTGGTGATTCTTTACCGCAGTTAAGCATAAGAGATGCCATAGAACACCAATAATCATATCTGTCTGCCGGTGACCAATCATCCCAATCTCTTGGCATAGATGGTATGGTATACTGAACATTAACAAAACTTTTTTCTTTTTGCATTTTACCGGATACTCTGAATGGCCAACCGCCTTCTTTGCCAAACATATTACCAAAGTTTATAGTATGGAAGAATTGGTAACCAAATTTTCCATACGGTAATTTGATATTTTCATAATCCGAATAATCCACTATCTGTACCCAGTTACCATCTTTTTTGTACTCTACTGCAGTACAAATAAACAGCATACCTTCCCTAAAGTCTGCATGTTCGGTCCAATTGCCACCTATCTCTGTAACGGAATCCACTCTTTCCTGTTCACTTTTAGATGGTTTTATACCGGTAACCATTACTCTTACCAGATCACCGGTATTAAACTTTATGCTCTCATTAAATTTACTCACTTCTATACTTCCTGCTTCTGAAAATTGTCTCATGTTTTTCCTTATTATTTAGTTGTCCATGTTTTTTCTAAATCACTAATGAATTTTAAAAGTCTTTCTTCATCAGTACCAAAAGTTTCCATTTTGGTTAAAAATCTTTCGTAATCATCTTTACCATATCTTTTCCTGATTTCCGGTAAAAATGTATTAAGTTTGGCTTGCGTTTGTTCCGTATACTCATCTACATCCCTGCCATAAATATCAGCAGATATACCCATATTTTTGGCTACATCCTTTAGTGCGTAGGTTTCGGCAGCTGCAAGATCATGACGATAATTTATTATGGTTCCATCACTATTGGTTCTTACACGTGAAGCGCCTACACCGGGATAACTGTTATTGGTAGACCTATTAAGAACTTCCAAAGATATACGTACCCAGTGTTCCGGAAGCGTAGAGGTAGGCATAGAAACATCCTTTATCTCCACAATCTTTATATTATAAATCTCTTTACAAAATTCTTTCATAAGATTTATCATATATGGAGATTTAACATAGTCTACCAATTTACCACCCATAGGAAGTTTCCCTTTATGCTGTTCGGGAGTTTTCTTTTCCTCAAAAGATTTCCTATGTTCTTTTAGTATATTCGCTACCTTGTTTATTTCTTCCTGACTTTGCAGGAAACCTGTATTACCTACTGTCGTTAGTTCGTTCATTTTGTTTTTCTGCATCCTCCTTATTATCGTAAAAGTTATCCGGTATTTTTCCGGAACAATTCAAACAGTGTGTACTATAAATTACTCTCTTTGTGGTTCCTTCGAGATCGATATATGTCCATGATATCTTGTCACATTTTACACAAATAGCATAGGTTCCTTTGGATGCAAAACTTAAACATCCATCACATATATCAGAGGTACCGTTAAATTCTGTACCACAAGAATTACATATCAATATTCCTCCTTATCAATTTTATAGATTTATGAAACAACAAATGGTATTGGGATTTATTGGGGAGAGGTATAGTTTGTTTTTGGAGTTGTGAGTAATATTGTATATTAATCATAATTAATCTACTATGAACAATAAAAAGTTATATGGTTTACCTATTGACTACTCTATCATAATATAGTATTATTATTTTAGAAACGCAAGAGGAGATTTAATGGATTTCAATGTAATAACAAATAAACTCAGACAGGACAGAGGAACATGGTTTAAATACGCTAAAGAAGCCTATGCGTTATTCTATAAAGACGTGGAAGGTACGGGAACACAATTCTCAAAAGCAAATCTGGAAGTAATTACTAAAACCTACAATATACCAATCTCAATAAATGTTATTTATCCTGCTCTTGACCAACAGGTAGCTTTTCTTTCCGGTGGTAAACCATCGGTACGAATAATGCCGGTAGGTGAAGCGGATAAAGATATAGCATATAATTTACAGGAAATATGGTCGGCTATATGGTACCGTTCCGATAGTGTCCAAAAGAATAAATATGCTCTTCTTGATTGTCTTAATACCGGCAGCGGATGGTTAATGCCGGAAGCAAGTACTTTTTATAACCGTTCTCCACTTGGTATAGTCGTTAATCACTTACCATACGATATAGTATATCCTGATAGAAATGCACGTAAATGGGATTATAGTGATGCAGAATATATGATGTTATCCAAAGAGATGACAGAAGAACGAATAATGAAACAGTTTGGTTTATCCGAAGACCAACTTAACAAAGCACTCGGACGCAGAGATACACTAAGATATGATAATGGATTTAGAACAGCCAGTGTTAATGAAATATACATAAAGGAGTACGTAAATTTTGGATATATAGGCAGAGATGGTAAACTTTCCAAAAAGAAAAGAAGTGAACAGGATGCCAAAATAGTAAAGGATATAGTTATCAGGCGTGTAGTAACACTTAACGATTCCAATGATACTGTAAAAGACCTTTGGATGCCTATACATGAATATCCTATGGTTCATTTACCATGTATCTGGAATAGTGATCCTGTTAACGGCAGACAGACCTACGGTTTAACACACCAGATAGCCGATTGTCAGGATGGTATAAATAAATGTATAGCACACTCTATCCTTAACGCTCAGCTACATGGTCACGTAAAACTTATAGCTATAAAGGGTACTATACAGAAAGAAGAGTTTGAAAAATTTGGTTCATCTCCTATAGCATTATTGGAAGTAGAACCTACCAGTATAACCAATGCCGGTGATGAATTCCCACACGTACTTAATACTCCCCAATTACCTAACGCTCATTACGAATTATCCGGATTTCTTATTAAGATGGTGGAAATGATAACCGGTATGTATAGTGTTATGCAGGGTAGTCCTTATGAAGCACCATCAACCGTAGGCGGTACACAATCTTTACAGGCATTTGGTTCACAGAGAATAAAAGAGAAAGCCAGTACCAATGATACCGCTTATAGCAAACTTTGTCATGTAACTATAAGTATGGCAATGTTCTATAACGATTCTGAAAAGACATATAGATATATTTCCGATGAGATAACCGGAGAAGATGGTCAACCACAACAGGAACAATGGCGTTCAGTAAAACTAGGTGCCAGCAATCTTGATGTCAGTGACTATGATGTAGTGGCTATACCATCACCATCAACACCTACCAGTAGAATGATGGCTAGTAATATTCTGACCCAGATAGCTCAACAGGTAGGCGACCCCACGATAGTTATGGAGATACTTCAACAGACACTTAAACTATTAGATATACCGGAAAGTGATAAGATTTCTAAACGTCTTGATACCATAACAGTTTTAAAACAACAACTTGCCACCGCGTCCGAACAGATAAATAGGATGACTCAGCAGATAGACAATAGCACTAAACAAATAGAAGCATTACAAGTAAAAGCAAGAGTAGAGGAACAGGTTAATGAGGTAGAGAAACATGCTATAAAACAGATGGCAGAAATAGACAAACATACGGAGTTGGCAAAACAGGAAGTAAGTATAGAAACAGATAAACAACTGGAATCTTTAGAACCAGACGAAAACTCAGGTTTACAAATAAAATAATTTAAAGGAATAAAAATATGCAAGATTCAGCAGTAAGCGGCAGTATGGTTGCCGAAGGGTTAAAATTTCCGGAAAATCCGACATTTTCAGGTGTAGTGCCTCCACAAAGCACTTCAACTACACCTGTAAGTGTTGCAGAAGTCAAAACAGATAAACCCCAAGATATCATACAATCAACCGTAGCAGCCGAACAGCAAACACAATCAAGAGAAGCCTATTTCCAAAAGAATTGGGATGCTCTTGCCAGCGTAGTAAAAGAATATGGACTGGAAATAAGTCCATCGGATACCCCGGATTATAAGAAAACTTTTGAACCCTATTTTGAAAGTTATAAAACAGTGGAGTATCTTAACAAAAATCCCAACGCAATCCTTGACCTTGCAGCAAAATACTTCCCAGACCAAATTGTTCGGCCAACATTTGATTCAGAAGTGCAAACTATTATCGCAAAAGAATTTGGTGAAGATTTTAGTCCGCTTATAGAGGATTTATATAAACCCGGTACCGATTCTTATAGATACCGAAACAGAATGGAACAGGTGGAGAAAGAAATACGAACCAGAGAAGAAACAAAAATTAAACAACAGGAAACAGAAGCTTTAGAACGTCAGAATGCCATGAGGATAGAGTTTGATACACAATATAAACAGGCGATGGCTGAACTCAATATGACTGACGAACAAATAAAACCCTATGTAGAAAAGGTTATTAGTGGTGATCCGAAATACAGTACTATGGCCAACATGGTCAAAATGGTTATGTTGGTTGATGGACTAATGGAGATAGTACCTAAAAGTCTGGAGAACGAAGGATCGTTCCCTGTCTCTATAGGTAGTGTACCGGGCGGTTCAGGTACAGGAACACCAAAGAATACTAACGAATGGATAGGGATATAACGGAAAATAATTTAAGGACATAACAATATGGCAGATAACACTGAGGGCATGCTATTAGCCCAACCGTGGACAGTGGGAAACATCCCAAGTGTCTATTTTAAAGGAGGTATAGATAAGTTAGGTAAACTGCTTGTGGTATCCAGAGGTACAACCAAATGGATGCATTATCTCCAGCACATGATTGGAATGAAGGCTACAAGAGTAGATACTTTTGAGCCTAAAAATCATGAAATCAATGAACTAAGATATTTTATTACTCCGGTAGAGGATAGTTCTACCACTCTCGCAGCCAATACAAGACTAAAAGTAACAAATTATGACGGTTTAGCAACAGTTAAACCTAACGACGTACTTGTGGTACCTAATTTATGGTACGAACCATCCAACACTACCCATTATTCCGATGCTTTTGGTCTAAATGGTACAGAGTATTATATCCAGAATGAAAGTATCTATGTTCTTTCTGTAGATCCTTCTGATTCAGCTGGTACCGGTTATACCTATGTTAATGTACGTAGAGGTTATAACTCAGAATTCGCAGGTTCCGGATGGCTTAATGCCACCGCGGCTTTACATGCAGCGCCAACTGATCCTCCTCCTATTCTCAAAGATACCAAGGTATTCAGAGCCGGTAATGCGTTTGCTCATGGCACAGGTTATCCGACAGGAGAATTTGCTATGCCGTCAGTTAATGGTAATTACCTGCAGGAAATGAAGTGGGCTATAGAGATAACCATGGAAGCTGAACTGGAGAAAACATTCCTCGATGATGCAGGTTATACACCTATGTCATTACAGACTATGTTAAAGACTGCTCAGTTTATGAAAGACTATGAAAAATGGTTCTTTACATCACCAAAAACCAAGACCTCCAGCGCAGCCGGTAATCCTATCTATACATCCGGTGGTTTACTTGCTCATCTTAAAAAAGATGCTGATCATGTTATTGACTATTCCAGAGGTGGACAGGTACAGACTGTTAACTATATGGATACAAACACTCTCGGTGATAGTATCTTTAAAGTTGGTGGTGGTTCAACAAAGACTATGGTATGTGGTAATAGTCTGCTTACAAGATTACAAAACTCGTTCTATAATAAGTTCTTGTTTATGGATGCCCAGAAGTCAGAAGCGTTCAATATCCCTGTTGGCAGACTTGTTACCGGCTCGGGAGAACTAAACATCTTAAGTACTTACACTCTGGATGAATTTGGTTGGACAGACAAAGCATGCATTATTGACTTCTCTGCTCCTACCATAGAAAAAACAGTATTTAATGGTATCCAGAAATTAGCTAATGGTTCATCTGTTAATGCTGATTTTGACCTTTATGTAGAGGATAATTTACAGCATAATGGAGAAAAAGTACACAAGAAAGGTATGATGACTATTGGTGGATTCCAGTTCAGAGGAGCTACTTATCATTCTGTAGTTACAGGATTCCCATTAGCGGTAGCCAAGTACTCAACCGAATCGGCAATATAGGAGATAACAATATGAAAAAGATACTATTAACTATCATAACATTATTCCTTTTTGCTGTTACAAGTTATGGACAGGCAGCTTTACCATTAACATTTTCCGCTAAAAGCACTACCAGTGGAAATGCTAAACTGTACAGAATGGGAGATACCGTATATTCGCAGATAATCAGTACATCGCAATACGACTCACTTATACCTGTTATTAGTACAGCCGATAGCGCTTATGTGGCGGTAACTTATCAGAGTATAGACTATTATGCAGGTTCTACAGCAAGAATAGCTGTTAGTGATTGGGCTACCAATGACACTATAAAATGTCTTGTTGATGGTGGTACTACTGAACCGTATGGCAATATTTCTAAAGCAGGGGCAAGTTCGCTTATTAAAAATCCTGTGGGTCAGTATATCAGACTAAGATACCATTTTGTATCTCCTAGTCCTTATACCGGTCAAACAAGAAAATCGTTTAAATCATGGCTTAAGGTTTATAAACATTAAAAGGAAATAAATAATGGCACAAAAGGTATTAGTCAGACTCAGATTGGAAGATTTGGCAAACAAACCCGGATTAGAAATGAACGGTTATGAAGCCGCACTTATTCCATGGGTGACCGGTGCAGGCGCTATGGAATGTCCGTTCCAAGCAGGCACTGTTTATTCTTGTTTGTTAAAGAAAACAACTATCACCACGGCAGGTCTATTGCCTGATATGGGCGCTATAGCTTACGAGACAGAAGCTGATGGTGATTTACTATTAGTTATTGGTAAAGTTACTCAGGAATTTGTCTAATGGGTAAATGGTTGGATTTACATATACAGTTGGCAGAAACAGTGGGAGACCCCAGAGATAAATCCGGGGTCTTCATTACTAATACTACAGATGGTATAAGATATACCGCTGCTCAACGTTCAAGAGTTCTATCTCAGGCTATCAGATGGCTAATAAGAAACTTTGATGGTGATGATAGAGCCATGTGGACTTCTTTATTGGTTATAGACGAGTGTAGTACTCCTATAGCAAATGAAGATATGGGATATGGTACTACTATATCAAAAACTGTTACTTTGTTAAATTCATCCATAAAATTATTATCTATAGAGGGTGCAATGATTATGTCGTTGGATCCGGAAACCAATCTACCCATAAACTATCTACCTCCTATAATGATACCAATAATAAACAAAAAACATAAAAAACTATTACGTACCAAAAACTCTCATTGGAATAACACGCCATTTGCTTATGTAGTTAATAAAGACATAGTAGGATTCATAAATGTCAAAAACTACAATGTATCTATAACCTATATAAAAGATTTTGATGATTTTACTAATGAGACCACGGATGATACAGATATCTATATACCAAGTAATATGATGCACTTTGTTGTCATTTATGCTGTCCATCTCTTGAAACTTAACGAACAAAGATGGAAAGAAGCAGTAGAAATGAAGAATGACATGATAACAGAAATAATAACTTTCAAGAATATGGAGGATGGCAATGTCAGTAGTAAGGCTAGGTAACCAATATACATTAGGGGAAATTATAGACGAGATACAGGTTATTACCGGTCAACTTGATCCGGAGATAGTACCAAGGCTCTCTATACAGGAACATATCAATCTTGCTGTCTATGAAGTAGTAACATTACTTAATATGCTTTGTGCACCATGGTTCGGAGTACGAGCAGCAGTAGCTGCTTTAAGCGCCGGTGATGTTACCACCGCTAATGGTAACTCTTACAAAGTAACAATAAATGGAACAGGAGACAGTACATTATCCTACTATGTAGACGAAACTCTTACGCCAAATATAGAGAAGATCATTGCAGTAACAAACAGTATAACAGGTACAACCAAGAAATGCAGGGATATTTCTCAGTTCTCGGGCATAGCCTGTGGCGGTAACAGCCAATGGAAGAACAGTGCTATATGGTTACACCATGGTAATGAAGTACTGGTATGGTGGGGAGTAACTATGCAGGATGCAGCACCTACATTTAACTTCTTCTGTTACAGGCAGGCGGTACCAATGTCTTTGGAAGCCGATATCATAGATTTACCGGATAAATATGTACCGTTAGTTATAGCCAAAGCTGCTGTATGGGCTATGAAACAAGCTAATATGGGTAACTACCAGATAGTAGAAGATCAGATTAACCAAGGTATATTGCAGATACAGAAAGAATATGAGTCTAACGTGGGAATACAAACCACTAAATCCAGAAGCGAAGGAGTAGAAGGTATCTAATGACATCAGTAGAAATTATATCTAATGTAGCCAATGAGTGTGGTGATCCGGGATTTGAGTTTCTCAGGAAAGAGGAATATATTGCCATAATGAATGAGGTAATAAGAGAGATTTCCGTAAAGACCAATCTTTTCTATAAATCTGTTCTTTACACACCAACAACAGGTACGAATGTTTATAGTTTAACTGATACCGATATTTCCAGGTTAATAAGAGTTGTATTTACCAATACAGCAAACAACTATATTTATGATTTAAAAGAAACCACTCTTAATAAGGTACAAGACGCATTAAACAATATTAGTGATTACTATCCTCCAGTGGATGTACCGGTAGAGTATTACGACAATAATAATAATCCGGTTCTTACAATAACAGACGATGGTCCCACATCATACAATGGTAAACAGTTATGGTATGCACATCAGATAAATAATGGGTTGGTAACACTGTTTGTACCATGGAATTTCTTAACAGGTGACCAACTACTGGTACATTACTATTCTACTAATCCACGGTTTGAGACATTTAATGATACAGATATTATTTGGGATTATTATGCCCAGATACTCATGGAGGGAATGAGATGGCGCTGTGTAAGACGATTATCGTATAGAAAAGATACCAACGATCCAAAGATGTGGGTTTACAATAAAGACTGGATAGCATCACAACAGTTATACTATACCAAATTCTTACCGGAACTTATACGTTACTCCAGATCTATGGGTTCTGTGTCATCAGCAAAAGAGATGAAAGTGTTTAACCTATTTGATCCGGACAATAGATTTTGACACAACAAATAAAAATATCGGACTTCTCTAAAGGTCTTATACAGGATATAGATGATACCACAGAGAACATACAGAATAGTGTAAACGATTGTCTTAATGTAGATTTTAATAGTACTATAGGAGCAGTAGAGAAACGTAAATCTATTGAATATACTACCAATTGGACACATGATACTGATTTAGATATGGGTGCAGGTTATACCCCTGCAAAGATATTTGATTTTGTGGGTTCCGATAATAATACTATACAGATAGTTTGTGGTGTAACGACCGGTAATATATGGAAAATTTGGTATAGAGTAGGTACCGAAGATTGGATATTGTTTGGTGGAACAGATCGTACGTATACTCTTGATACCGGCGATGAACCACAGTTTCAGTCTCTTGATGGCTCTTGTAGAATAGCATTTGGTAAAGCGGTTACACCAAAAATATTATTTTATAAAAAAGGAACATGGCATGTAGAAGATGCTTATCCGGGGATAACAACAGGGTTTGGTGCAGATAATTTTGGTAGTTTTGATATTATCTGGGATAGTGCTTATGATATGACATTCACATTGCCTGTAGATACTATATGGCCTATAAGTGTTATTCATAAAGATACATCTAACAGTTATACATTTCTTACCGGATATGCTAATATTGATTGTTCCGGTGGCGGGTCTTATGAGGAACGTTCACAGACAATGTTAGAAAACTTTAAAAAAGTATTAGATATTATAAATAACTTATGGACAACCGGTGGAACTGATGCATTTTACGATATATACAAAATAGACGTTTCCATAGAACCTGCTTCATATGAAACAAGTGAAGATGGCAGACCGGTTTATAATGGGAATACGTCCGTACAATTAAGAATAAAAGGTTATGTAATAAAAGACAGTTCCTCTGTAAAAAGTTTTACCAGTGCTGTTTGTATGTATGGTGCAACAGAAATATCGTGGGCCAGAGGATTCTGGAGTACAACAGATGTTCTGGTATTAACGGAGGAAGATACTACCTCTTACAGAGTACCAAAAGGCAGTTATAGTTTTAAAGTAACAGCAGTATTTGATAATAATGAAACAATGGAAATAAAAGATTGTTCTGTCATTACTGCTAATGATAATGATATAATAAATAATATTTTTGTAATACGTTTTAAATACAGAGTTACAGATCTTAGTACCAGATTTAGAGCATTTAGAATATACAAAAAATTTACTGCCTGTGAATTAGAAACAAAGGAAATAAGTGAAACTGCATATAGGCTAGTAAGAGAAATAGCAATACAAGACGTAGGTTTTACACCGGATACAAATGATAGAAAACTTGTTGCTTCTACCGGACTTGGTAGTAATCCATGGACATGGATATTAGAAACAATAAATGGCGAGACTTGGTATTATATGGATTTATTTTTTACTAAGTTAAATCTATTTGTAGGTGAGGGTACATTGTTTGATATAATGCAAGACTATAGGAAAGAAGAAAAAAGATTTTATAAAGATGCTATTTATTTAGGCGGTAGACGATATATATTTGGTTGTGATGATTACAAAGACAGAGTATATTTCTCTACTATAGTATCAGAAGTACCTTATCCACAGCTGGATATATTCGCAGGACATAATTATTTTAGTGTAGGTGACAATGAGATAATAACCAAGATACTTATATGGCGAGATAACATATTGGTATTTACAGAACAGAATATTTTTTATGTTGTTACTCAGGATACAGATTATAAAGTTACAGATAATTTTATTGGTCAAGGTACCAAATATCCCAATACTATAGTCATAACTCCAAGAGGTATAATCTGGGCAAACGATAGAGGAGTATTTATCTTTGAGGGTTCAGCACCTAAAAATATTTCTATTGGCAGGTGGGAAAACACGTGGTTAACTACCACTAAAACTTATTGTCATGCTGCTTATTGCAAATATAATAATAGTTATTGGTTATCGGTATCAAGTACAATTATTATGGTTTACAACGCAGATATGGATTATTGGACAAAATATAAACCGGTTGCAATAAATGGATATAATAGGTTTTACTTTGGCATGGTAGATAGTATATTTTATTTGGTTACATACGTTTCAAATACTATAATAATATGTAAGTTTCCCGGAACCAATAATCCTATTATGGATTATTATAAAACTACCCTATCTCCATTATCAATAGATAGTTATGTTGTACCTGCATATATTGTTACACAGCGATTATATGATAACAACGATATACAAAAATTATTTACAAAGATAGATATAAAATGTTTGTTTGACGATGATTACTATAGACCAATAGTAACCTATAAGATGGATGGTATAGAGATAACTGCTGATAACATAGGTTCCACGTGGAACAGTATTATAGATGGTTATATTACTTTACCTATTCCTACAGGAGAGACAGTAAAAGAGATAACGGTTCCAGTACCTACAGGAACAGCGTCAGATATACAAATAAAGATATTGTCAGTAGGAGATAATACAGTAAATAAGAATTTTAGAGTTAAAAGCATTTTAGTTTATTACGAACCGCTTGAGGAACTAAAGAATGTTTACAAGACTATTTAGATACGACAAAACCAGACCGGAAGATGAACTTTATACTATGCTCAGAAAAGAGTTTGATCATATCTATGCTGGTATAAGTAAAGGCACTTCCGTTAGTTATGGTTCCGGTAGTAGTGGTGGAGAAATATTAGCAACCAATAAACCTAATACTTATAATATTCATATATCTTCATTGGTACAACATTACCATACATCTGATTCATCTACTTCCGTACCACAAAAAGGTGGTTATTGGACATATATAACAAAAGAAGTTGTTAGCACGATTGATGAAATAAAAACCCCTGTATTTTTCAGGGAGATTCTTGGCGTAAAGGTGTCGGCAACCATGACGTTGGGCAATAATGATAAATACATTTTTGCCGGAAAAATGGGTCTTGCAACGTCAGTTCCCTCCGGCACCTCCGCTGTATGGGAAAACGCTATAATAAAACACGCTATAACCTATGCAAATTATAACGAGAGTGGATCTGTTATACCATGGACTTTTATGTATAAAATGGAGTTCTGTAATATTGTTAACAATGCAGAGACAGTAGTATTCACCAGAATTTATACTTTACCGGTAGCAGATATAGGAACAGATTTACAGAAAGCCATAGAAAGGCTGTATGACAATAGCGATCCTGCACAACCAATGTACAATTTATTTACCATGCTGGAGTTAATAATAAATGTTGAAATATAGATACATATTATTATATATATTCTTAGTTAACGTAGCACTATCTCAAAAGATAGATACAGTAATAACTATATGGACTGATACGACAGGGGTTAGTTACAGAGACACAATCTTAATAGATACAATAAACTACCACCTATATGGTCCCTTTAATAGCGCAAAACCCGCAACCAACTCTTTTCTCTATCTGACTCCTGCGTATCCCAATAGAAATACCCCATTATGGGAAAATAGTATCTATAATTGGCAGGGTGATTACTGGCCATACCAGAGTTCGCCCCCCTATTATAAT